TGAATAGGGAGACATACCTGTTTCGTAAGGAATTTCAACTTGTACACTTTCAAAGGGTTTTGCATAGCGTGTTTTCATAATCTTACATGCTGCACGAATACCGTGTACTTGTGATGTCTTGTTGCCGTCTGCGTCTGTTTTCAGTTTCAACTTACGCATAGCGATAACGATACTTGACGCATAGATAAAGCCTTGACCACCTGAAATCTTATCATCTGGATCAAACATATCTTGTGACGCATATGTGTGATTAGTTGCTACCATACCTACGTTAAAGTCACCAAACATATTCACACAGTTACGAACAAGTGCTGATAGTGCTTTAGGCTTACGACCCATATCACCTTTCATATCACCTTTGTTGAACTGGTCAACATCAGTTGGTGTTAGCATCATACCAAGTGAGTCAAGCACGAATAGAACCTTAGGACGATCCTCTTCATCTGCATCACCATAATCGGCACGATACTCTTTCATAAAATCTGAAATGATTTTAGCAACATCGTCAATCATTGCTACGTTTAGTTTTAGAAGTTTATCTTCACTTGTATCTACACCAAGTGCTTCTAACCAAGAGTTGTCTAGTGCGTTTTCAGAATCGATAAGCACGACATAAATGCCTTGATCCTGTGCGTTCTTTACCACGTTACCTGACGCAATATAAGACTTACCTGCACCACTTTCACCTGCTAGAACTGTTACTTTACCTAGTGGGATGCCTTTATGAAAGTCACCACTAATCAACTTGTTTAGACAGTAGTTACCTGTTGAGATCCATGTGTCAGGGTCACGAAAGCCAACTGACATACCTGGAACTGATTTTGTAATGCTTTTACGAAATTTACTCGCATCAAATGCTTTTGCCATAATCTACTCCATGTTGTGAAAAAAGGGAGGGCTAGGAAAGCCCTCCTAGTAAGTCATAATGATTAGTCACTCTTACGAGCGCGGATCATTGCCAGGATATCAGAAGCATCCTTACCAGCGCCAGCTGGTGCAGAAGAAGCTGCTTCTGCTTCTACTTCTTCATTGGATTTAAAAGGAATGTCATCCTCTGCTACTGGAGCAGGAGCAGGCTTTGGAGCAGGAGCTGCCGCTGGTTGCGGAGCAGGAGCTGCCTTTGGAGTTGATGAACCTGATGATGTATTCTGTACAGCACCCTCAGGAACTTCAAGACCATATGGCTTATAGAAGTTGCCCCAACGTTGTGGATCATACAGTTCGCCATCTACTGATGCTTCGAACATTTCCATGATTACGTTTAGTTCTTCTTGCGAAGGACGCTTTGGCATGAACTCATTCAAGTCAAACAGACCATGAGTTTCGATTGCCTGACGCTCTGCTTCATTTAGAGAACGCTCTTTACGAGCCCAATTTGAAGTAGAGTAATCTGCATACTGGCCTTTTTGCGTTTTTGTCAAACGGAAGTCTGTACCTGCATCGTAATCAGTTGGAAGATTTTCCATATCTGGATCCATCAACGCTGCTTTTAGCAGTTTGAAGATTTGTGGACCAATCACAAAACGACGGATTGGATTTTCTGGAGTTTCCTCGTTCATCGGGTCAGTTACTACAAACCCTTGGAAGATATATGAACGCTTCTTCCAGTACTTACGACCTAGGTCTTCCATTGCTGGGTCTTTGAACCAAGGACGAATCTCTGCATGTACAGGACATGTATCACCCCACATTTCTACACATGGGACTTGTACAGTGATAGGCTTTTGCTCACCACCTACAACACCTGCGAAAGGCATCTTAATCACCTGACGTTCACGCCAGAAGAATGTGTTGCCGTTATCTGCATCTGGAAGGAATCGAATAACCGCAGTACTATCGTTGTCCATATTCCAGAACGGATAGATTGCATCTGTACCACGATTTTGATTGGAATTAGTTTCTGCTTTGTTTTCTTGTGCCAGCAGTTTCGCACGGATTTCTGCTAAAGTTGCCATAATGTTTACTCCTATATTAGCCTATATTAGCCTGTGTTAGTTTTGTATTAGCCTAGATGTATCACCTCTCTAAGTTAATAGATAGATAATAACAAAGTTATTTATCAAAGTCAAGACTAAAATGCATCCTTTGATAAAAAAAATCGGAGACCTAAATCTCCGATAATTTCTTACAGTCTGCTCTCTATTTCTTCAAGTTGTCGCAGATGTTTTTCATGTTTATCACGAATAAAGACATAACGTTCCCATGGTGCATAATCATGTGACTCTGGACCATGCATATTACAGCGTGTTTCGGCATCTACTTGTGCCATCTTCTCACCGAATGCAAACCAAGATACAATTTCTTTATTAGAGGTTTCGTATACAACATATACGGGATAGTTCTTTTCCAACGCTTCTTCCAACGTTGTAGTTTTCATAAGGTTCATAGTGGTGCTCCATCATACGCATCTTCAAAATAACAATTGGCTACAAGGCCTACACCCATTTCACCATATTCGGAGCGGATGATTTCATACACTTTATCAACATCTACACCGTCTTCAATAAGACCATATACACGTTCTTGAACTTCAACAACAAAATTGCCCATTGCACTCATTTTTTCACCTCTTCAATATAGTAAGTTTGATTATCTAATTTAGTACCAAGATATGCTTCTGCATCTTGCTTGCGAGAACAGATAGCAACAGTAGTGCCGCTACCTTTGATTTTTACAATATACATTACGCAGCCTCTTTCATTTCAGAACGATAGTTGTAAGGACGATCCCAACGACCAACATTGATATCAATGTAAAAGTCATGATCAAAGTAGTCAATCATAGCGTTACTGTTATTGTAGTAACCGGTTGACA